ACGAGGGTAATACCGTGAGTGCTTTTTCAAACTATTTAGAGAATAAGGTTTTAGACCATGTGTTTGGTGGGGTGGCGTATAGCGCGCCAGCCACGCTGTACTTGGCGCTGTATACCAGCGACCCCGGCGACGATAACTCGGGCACCGAGTGCAGCGGCACGTCTTATGCTCGGCAGACTATTGCCTTTACCGTGACCAATGACACGGCATCGAATACGTCAGCGGTGGAGTTTCCGACCGCAGGCAGCGCGTGGGGCACCATCACGCATGTCGGCATCTTGGACGCTCTGACCAGCGGCAACCTGCTTGCTCATGGCGCACTGACGGCCAGCAAGACGGTGGCGCAGGGTGACGTGTTCCGCGTGCCGGCCGGCGACTTAGATATTACGTTGGCTTAACGCATGGCCGGTTTCGGCTCTGGACTTTATGGGTATGGAAACTATGGCATAGACCCCAAGGAGGGGCAGGCCACCTTAGCCGCTGCGGCGGCTTTGGCGTGCGAGGGGGTATTAGTCCAGCAAGGCGCGGCCACGCTTAATGCAGCCGCTACATTGACCGCAGACGCCGAGCGTATCCATCAAGGTGCGGCAGCGTTAGCGGCAGCGGCGACACAGACGACTGTAGCCGAACGGATACACCAAGGCGCTGCGGCGCTATCGGCTGCGGCGGCACTCGCCTGCGACAGCGAGCGTATCCATCAAGGTGCGGCGCTGCTGCCAGCGGTGGCGACACAGACGACGAGTGCCGAGAGGATTCACCAAAGCGGTTCCATCCTCTTGGCAGAAGGCTCCACGCTGGTGGCGGGGCAGCAGATTGACATTGGCATGGCGCACTTGTTCGCCACGTCTACGTTGAGCTGCGCAGGGCGCTTGAAGTGGGAGACGGAGCCTGACACCGCAGAGGTGTGGACGGTGCAGGACGATACGGCAGAGGCGTGGACGCCGGTGAGCGACACGCCAGAGACTTGGACGACCAAAACTTTCCCAGCTTATTTAGAAGCTGCTTGAGGTAACTAGAGATGGCTGACACGAATACTACCAACCTGTCCCTAATCAAGCCCGAGGTCGGCGCGTCTGCCGATACATGGGGCGGCAAGCTCAACACGAACCTAGACACCATCGATGGCATCTTCAAAGATGACGGCACGGGTACGTCTGTGGGCTTGCAGGTGGGCAGCGGCAAGACGCTCAAAGTCACCGGCACTTGTAACCTTGATACCGCCGTCACCATCAACGACTCCGGCGCCGACGTTGACTTTCGCATTGAATCGGATACTAACGCCAATGCGTTTTTCTTGGATGGGGCGACGGGAAATATCGGCATCAGCCTCACGCCTCGCGCATGGAGTGGGTACAGGGCAGTTGACATTGCTGGCCCCGGAGCAATTGCGTCCACCGATGGGGGGGATACTTTCACGCAAGTCGCACACGGTTCTTGGTTCGACGGGACAAACTGGATTTATCAATACACCGGAGTTGGTGCCGCTCGGTATCAGATGACCGGCCCTTCTGGGGGAGGTAATCATTCTTGGTATGTCGCCGGAACCGGCACCGCAGGCAACGCCATCACGTTCACGCAGGCGATGACGCTGACGGCGTCGGGTCGACTTGGATTGGGGGTTACATCACCAACTAGCTTTATTCACGCAAAAGACCCTGCTGCTGCTGATACGACGTATCGGTTTGAGCCATCGACAAACTCATACAAAAGCACGCTGTATGTCAGTTCATCGTCGTCTGGTGACGGCGGTATTCGTTACGATTCAAATCTGAATCAAACTACGCTAATTTCTTACGGCAACATGCTGTTCTGCGTAGGAACAACAAACATTTCTGGCTCTGTCGGAGACGAACGCGCACGCATCACGAGCGGGGGGGATTTGCTGGTTGGGACGACTTCAAACGGCACTTATGGTGGAGTTGTTGCTGCCGTAGATATTGTAAGAACAACAGCAAATCAAAGTGCGTTAAGCGTTAAAAACGCGACGGCTGCCCAGCAAACAATTTCAGTGTGGAACGCTGTAGACACTGGGACAATATATTTTATTGAATTTGCCGATAAAGTAAGCCGTACAACAAGAGGGTCAATTACTAGCAACGGAACATTAACGGCATACAACACATCCTCTGATCGTCGATTAAAAGAAAACATTGCTCCAGCCGATGATGCGGGTTCAGTTATTGATGCTATTAAAATCGTCAAGCACGATTGGAAGGCTGGCGGGCATACGCGATATGGTGCAATTGCCCAAGACCTTCACGCTGTTGCGCCAGAAGCCGTTACGGTCGGAGATGATGGTGAAGAAGTAGAACGCGCTTGGGGCGTGGACTACAGCAAACTCGTCCCAATGCTGGTCAAGGAAATCCAATCCCTACGCGCAAGAGTCGCCGCACTTGAAGGAGCTAACTAATGGACATGCAAACTTTGAAAGGCGCACTCAAATCTAAGACGGTTTGGTGGAACGTGCTGCTGGCGTTGCTGGCTAGTCTGGAAATGTTCGCAGGAAATCTCACCGTGCTATTCGGGCAAGACGTTGCCGCCAGCATTTTGTTGGTCGGGGCGATGGCGAATTTGGTGTTGCGCGTGGTGACGACGCAGGCTCTAGCCGATAAAGCCAAATGACCGTTGAAACGAAAGACCTGCGGATCTTAAAGACGGACTATGGTCACAAGATCAAAGCCGTGGAGTCGCGGGTCTATCGTTTGGAACAACGCATGAGTTGGGTAGAGAAGCTGTTATGGCTTTCAGCAGGAGCAGTGATTAGTTGGTTAGCAACAGTCTTGGTACGGAGTTTATGAGATGGAAGACGGACAGATTCTCTTTAACATCGTTGTCGGTGTAGCCGGTATGTTTGGCGGCTGGATTCTAAACAACATCAGCCGCAGCATTGACCGTCTGGACAAAGACGTGCGAAACATGCCACTGACGTATGTGACGCAGACCAGCTACCAGCGCGACATTGACGAGATTAAGGGCATGCTGCGCCTCATCTTTGACAAGTTGGACGACAAGGCTGACAAGTGACCACCGCAGAGCTAGTCATCAAGGCATGGCCTATTTTCTTAGGCATCATTACGCTCATTATCATCCTCGCCAAGATGGATGTGCGGCTGGCCGTGGTGGAGGAGAAGATTAAGACCTTGTTTGATTTGTTCAATAAGAAGGTAGACAAGTAATGTGGCAGCAGCTCTTACCGTTCGCGGCCAAGATTGTTGACAAGCTCATCCCTGACCCAGAGGCCAAGGCCAAGGCACAGATGGACTTGGCAAAGATGGCCCAAGAGGGCGAGCTTGCCAAGATGGCGAATGAGACAGAGCTATACAAGACAGAGCAGGACAACATCACAAGCCGTTGGCAGGCAGATGCCGCCACAGACTCATGGCTTGCTCAAAATATACGCCCGATGACGCTGGCCTATATCTTGAGTGCGTACTTGGGGCTTGCCCTGCTAGACGGCTTTGGCGTGAAGGTGGCAGAGGCTTACGTCACGCTACTCGGCCAGTGGGGGATGCTCGTGATGTCGGCCTACTTTGGCGGCCGCACGCTAGAGAAGATTATGGACAAGAGGGGGAAATGATGGACTGGAAGCTCTACCCCAATTTTTCGGCCAAGGAATTCGATTGCTCGCATTGCGGCAAGAATGAGATGCAGCCCGAATTCTTGAGCCGCCTGCAAGCTTTGCGCATGAAGTACGGCAAGCCGATGCGGGTGACGAGCGGCTATCGCTGCCCAGAGCATCCCATTGAGGCCAAGAAGGCCAAGCCCGGTGCGCACGCAAGTGGCTGCGCCTGCGACATTGGCGTGGAGGGGGCTGACGCTCATCGCCTCTTGCGTTTGGCGCTAGAGCTGGGCTTCACGGGCATTGGCGTGCAGCAGAAAGGCACGGGGCGGTTTTTGCACTTGGACACGTTAGAAGGCCCAACTCGGCCGGGCCTGTGGACGTACCCTTGAGGTTTTGATGCTTATACCTATCAACATCCAGCCGGGCGTGTACCGCAATGGCACTCAGTACCAAAGTAAGGGGCGTTGGTTCGATGCCAACCTCGTGCGCTGGTACGAAGGCACCATGCGGCCTGTGGGCGGCTGGCGCAAGCGTGCGAGCGGGCAGCTCTCGGGCAAGTGCCGTGGGCTACTGACATGGCGCACCAACGCCAATGCGCGTTGGATTGCGCTCGGCACGCACACGCATCTCTATGTGATGAACGAGGCCGGTACGCTCACCGACATCACGCCAACGGGCTTCACGACAGGCAATGCAGATGCATTACTTAACCTTGCTTATGGCGGTGGCCCGTATGGCCTCTTTGCCTACGGCACGCCCAGAGCCGATACCGGCACGCTGACGCCTGCCACGACGTGGACGCTCGACAACTGGGGCGAGTTCCTGCTGGCGTGCAGCAATGCCGACGGCAAGATATACGAGTGGGACTTAGACACGAACAATGACGGCGTGGCGTTAGCCAATGCGCCAATCAACAACAAGGCGGTGATGGTCACGGCCGAGCGGTTTGTGTTTGCACTCGGCGCAGGCGGTAACGCTCGCCGCGTGGCATGGTCTGACCAAGAAAACAACACGATGTGGACGGCGAGCATCACGAACCAAGCCGGCGACATTGACTTGGAGACGTCAGGCTCTATCGTGACCGGCAAGCGCCTGCGCGGTGTCAATCTGATATTCACCGACGTGGACGTGCATGCCGCCCAGTACCAAGGCCCGCCCTTTGTGTACGGCTTTGAGCGTATCGCCACAGGCTGCGGCGTGATTAGTGCGCAGTCCGTAGCGGCGGTGGAGTCGGTGGCCTATTGGTGGTCACCGTCAGGCTTCTTCATGTACGACGGTTTTGTGCGGCCCCTCAAGTGTGACGTGCTGGATTACGTCACACAGAATCTGTCCAGCGTGCAACGCTCAAAGATTTATGCGGTTGCCAATAACCAGTTCGGTGAGGTGTGGTGGTTTTATCCCTCTGCGACCAGCACAGAGGTTGACTCGTATGTGGCCTATAATTACCGAGAGGGGCACTGGACGATTGGCACACTAGGTCGCACCGCCGGCACTGACCGTGGCGTGTTTACTTACCCCATCATGGTGTCAACGGATGGATACGTCTACGAGCATGAGGTGGGCGTGGAGTACGACAACGGTGCGCCGTATGCAGAGAGTGGCCCAATTGAGTTGGGCAACGGCGATAGGGTGCTAGTAGCCAAGCAGCTGATTGCGGATGAGAAAACGCAAGGCTCTGTCAGCGTGCAATTTAAGACTAAGTTCACGCCCAACTCATCCGAAGGCACTAAGAGCTACACGATTGACAGCAATTACACGCCAGTGAGATTCACGGGCAGACAGATTGCGATGCGTGTCACAGGCGTCACGCCCAACACCGATTGGCGTGTTGGCGTGATGCGCTTAGACGCCACGCAAGGCGGTGAGCGATGAACATGATGGACGATGAAATGCGCTGGATTGCGCCATTCCGCGAGCTAATTGAGCGTGCGCTGGCAGAGGGGTACGGCCAGCTTTCGTATCAGGACGTCATTACTGGAATCAACAAAGGCGAGTACCAGTTTTGGGCGGCTGAGAATTCATGCGTGGTCACGACCATTGACGTGTTTCCGCAGATGAAGCAGCTCACGATTATTTTGGGTGCGGGCGACTTGGCCGAGATTGATACCAAGATTCGCCCTGTGATTGAGGACTGGGCGCGCGAGATTAAGTGTGACGCGCTGATTATCTTTGGACGCCCCGGCTGGCAGCGGGCATTAGAAGGTTACCGCCGCACGGCGGTGGTACTGGAGAAAAGACTGTGAGCAATTTATTCAAGTCTAAAAAAGAGACAACCCAAAAGACGGAGATTGACCCTAGGGTTTATAACGAGGTGCTGCAAAACTTGCAGCTCGCTCGCCAAATCTCTCAGATTCCGTTCCAGCCTTACGGCGGCATGATGGTCGCGCCGTTTACCCGCGATTACATGGTCGGCGAACAAATGACCCGCGACATTGCGCGACAGGGCGGCTTTGTTCCAGAGATTGAGGGTGCTGCACGGCAGGCCCAGCAGCTCATGGGCTTTCAGCCGCAGCAGGCGCAAGCCGAGCGTGTCGGCACGCAGTTCACCCCGCAGCAGGTTGCCGCACAGCAGCTCGCCACCACGTTTGGTGCGCGGGATATTGGCAGCGCGTTAGCGGGCGGCCCCGAGCGGGTTGCGGCAGAGCGTCTTGGCACCACGTTTGGTGCGCGGGATATTACCGGCCCCGGCGCTGCGCCTGTCGCGCAAGCCGCCTCTGTGCTTGGCCCGCAAGGTGGCACCAGCATTGCCGATTACATGAACCCCTTTCAGCAGGGCGTCATTGACGTAGGGCTGTCGGATATTGAACGCGCCGAGGACTTGGCGCGCCGTGAGCGTGCGCAACGTGCGACCGCAGCGCGGGCGTTTGGTGGTTCGCGTGCGGCGGTTGAGGAAGGCATTGCAGCAGGTGAGGCTGCGCGTGAGCGTAATCGATTTATCGCAGAGCAACGCGCACAAGCCTTCCGTGACGCCGCTGCGATGCGCGAGGCCGACGTGGGGCGGCAGCAGCAGACGGCGCTTGCCAATCAGGCGGCGGCTCAGGAGACGATGCGATTGGCGCAAGCCGGTCAAATCAGCAACCAAGAGCGAGACTTGCGCTTGCAGCAGCTTGGCCTCACGGCGGCACAGTCCAACCAAGCCGCCGCGATGGAAGCGGCTCGTGCCAACCAACAAGCCCAGCAGCAGTATATGCAGATGGGCCTCAGCGCAGAAGAAGCCAACCAGCGTGCGCAGCTCGACGCGCAGCGCCTTGGCCTCACGGCAGGGCAGGCCAACCAAGAGGCCGCCATGCGCGCCGCTTTGGCAAACCAGCAGGCAGGCTTGGAGGCGGGCCGCATGGGCCTCACGGCGCAACAGGCGAACCAAGAGGCGGCACTGCGTGCGCAGCTTGCCAACCAGCAAGCCGGCATTGCTGGCGCAAACTTCCAGCTTGGTGCTGGACGGCAGTTCGCCGACCTCGGCCAGCAAGCGCTGCAAAACCGTTATGGCGCGGCAGGCGCTATGACCGGCCTCGGCAGTGCGCAGCAGCAGCTTATGCAGCAGTATCTCAACGCCCAGCGCGAGGAGTTTATGCGCCGCGTCAACTTCCCGATGCAGCAGCTTGCCATCGCTCAGGGTGCCGTGTCGGCCAGCCCGTACAATGTCACACAGTACGGCAAGACAGTTGGCACGCCCTCACCGATGCAGATGATTGGTCAGGCGGCCAGCACGGCAATGGGCATGGGCTGGGGCGGATTTGGCGGAGGCGGTGGCGGCTAACCGCCGAAGGAGACAACCATGATTGAAGGATTAGAAAACCCAGCCGGCGGCGATGGCCTTGGCGTATTCGGTAAAGAGCTGAAGAAGAAGCGGCGGCTATCCGACACGCTCAAGGCTTTGTCGGGGCTTGCTGATGACCCGATGGAAGACCCGAACAGCATGTTTTATCAGGACTTGTCTGCTGATATGGCAATGCCAGAGCCGGGCAGAGGGTCTGCGCCTATGTATGACCCAAATCGACTCTATGGGCGGATGTACCAAATGTATGGCGGCCGGCGCGTGCGCGGCGGGCTTTTAGGAGAATAAGACATGTCATTGCTTGATGTCATTCGTGGAATCCCAGAGCGGATGGGCCGAGGCATGGAACGCAACATTGGCGGCCTGCTCGGCATTGACCCAGAGGACATGACCGAGGAGGAGCGGCGGCAAGCGCGGCGCTTGTCCCAAATGGCCGTGTTCGATGCAATGGCACGCGGCACAAGTCCGATTGCGGGACTACGGCAGGCAGCAGAGTTGCTTGGGGCGCAGCGGGCAGAGCGTGAGCAACGCCGCGAGGCCGAGCAGCGTATGGGTGCAGCACAGCAGGCAAGCAGTCAAATTGCGGGTCGCTTGCTAGGCGGCGCGCCAATACCGACCGCACCGGGGGCGGCTGCGGGTGATGAGCTGACCGGCGTTAATGTGCAGTCCCAGTATCGGCGTGACCCGATGGATGCGCTGCGGATGTCAATGACTCCGGGCGGGATGGATGCCATGCAGCTGTCGCCTCAGCTCGGTAATTTGCTAACTCAAAACGTAGGGCAGCAGGTCGTTGGTGGTGCAATTTATGACCGTGCCACGGGGCAATTCATGCGGCCGCCGGAAGAGCCAAAGCCCGTCACAAGAATTGGAAGCGAAGACCTTGGCGACAGGGTTGTTACTTATTTCAGCGACGGCTCATCTCAAGTTCAAAGCAAAGGTGTTGCGCCATCCGCAAGAGTGGCAGGCCAACCAGACTTGAGCAAAGACGAAAGAGACAGAGTTTATAAAGCAAGAGACACCATTAGAGCGTCAGACGAAATTCTTTCGGGATTAGACTCTGCTTTGGCATTAAGTGACCGCGCATTTGAGGGGCCGCTTGCTGGAACCAGAGCCATGGCAGCAACAGCTCTTCCAGACATCATTGAGCCAGAGGGCGCAAAGGCCACAATTGAGTTTGATGCCTTGCTGAAGCAGCAAGTTTTGCCGCAGCTTAAAACAGTGTTCGGCGGCAACCCAACTGAGGGCGAAAGAAAGATTTTGCTTGACCTACAAGGCTCATCGTCAATGCCTCGGGCGGTTAGAAATAACATCATAAGAAGAGCGATTGAGGCTGCGCGTAGAAGGTCGCAAGCCGCAGCAGAGGAAGTGCAGCAGCTCCTTGGCGGGACTTACTTTGATTTGCCGCCAGCAGGGGCTACGCCAGCGCCGCAGGCTCCGAGTTATATCTTTAGCAATGGCCGCCTCGTACCATCAAGCAGAGGACAGTAAAAATGCCAGTTGTTTATATTGAAGGGATTGGGAATGTTACTTTCCCGGACTCCATGTCCCCTCAAGAGATTGAGCGGCAAATCAACAGCATGATGCGCCAGCCGGAGCCGGCCCCGCAAATGGGCGGCCTTGAGGCTTTTGGCCGTGGCGCACTTCAATCTTTGAAGGATATTGGGTTTGGCGCGCAACAACTTGGCGCTGAAGCCGGTGAGGCTGTTGGCCTTGTTGAGCCTGAAACCGTGCAGCGATTGCGGCAAGAAGAGGCTGCTCGCCGTGCGGAAAATGCAGCGTTTATGGGCACCGGAGCAGGGCAAGCGGGTTATTTACTTGGCTCTGTCGGCTCTTTGTTGGTGCCGGGCGCTGCGCTTGGCAGATTAGCTGGGGCGGCCGGAACAGTTGCTCGTGGAATATCTGCGCCAACAACTTTTGGGGGCGCGGCAGCAGGCGGCGGATTGCTTGGAGCCTTGCAGCCATTGGAGGAAGAAGAAAAACGCACGTCTGCTGTCGCGCTTGGCGCGCTAGGCGGCGCTGCTGGGCAAGGTATTGCTAGAGGCGTCAGCCGATTGGCGCAACCTGTTACTAGCGCGCCATCCCCGCAGCAAGCTCGTGCCGTTGAGCGATTGCTGGGCGCTGGCGTCCCTGTGGACATTGCAGAGCAAACAGGCTCAGAGAATTTGCGGCTTGTGCGTAGATTCTTAATGGATAATCCATTAACTACTGGCGGCATGCGCAAAGCTCAGGAAGCACAGCAGGCTGCTTTTAATCGTGCGGCGTTAAAGTTAGTCGGCGAAGAAGGTGACGCTGCAATCCCTGAAGTGCTGCAAGGCGCGCACGAACGCATTGGCGCGGTAATGGATGATGTTGCCCAAAAGTACGACGTGAAGATTGATGACAAAATGATTGATGAACTTGCAAAAGTTGAAAGCGTTGCAAGAAAGACTGTTAGCAGTGATGCGTTTGCCCCAATAAAAAATCAGCTAGATGAGATTCTTCAAAAACTTGAAGTGGGTGACACAATCTCTGGCGAGGCTTATCAAAACATTAGGTCTGACGCAACGGCTCTTGCCAAAAACAATCCTCAACTAACTGAAGCCACTAGACAGTTGCGGGAGGCTATTGACGGTGCGTTGGAACGTACTGCCCGAGGGGCTGACGCTGCTGCATTGAAAACAGCAAGAAAGCAATACCGCAACCTCATGAAGATTGAGGACTCTATTGGCGTCACTGAGCTTGGCGATATTAGTGTGCCTAAGCTTGCGGCGGTCACGTCCAGAAAAAGCGAGCGAGCGGCAGCCTTGCGTAACCGTGGAGACGCCGAGCTTGCGCGCTTGGCCCGCAGTGCGGCGACGGTACGAGAAACCTTCCCGCAGTCAGGCACGGCGCAAAGGGCTGCATTGCAAACTCTTGGCGGCACGCTGATTCCGGGGCTTGGTGCTGCGGGATACTCTGCGGCACAAGGCAATGAGCTGTCAGAGGCCGCTATGTTTGGGCTGGCCGGCGGGGCGCTTGGAGTGGCTACCCCATTAGCTATGTCCAGAGCCTTTAGAAGCCCAGCGGCACAGCAATACTTAATGCGTGGCATACAGACGCCGTTTCTGCGGCAGCCATTGCTTTCCCCCGCGTTAAGGGGTGGCCTGACCTATACGCCGGCAGCAATCGGCCTGCTGGACGTTGAGGAATAACGCAACACGCAAGGAAGTTGTGCTAACCTCTTGCCAACCTTGGCAATGGACTGCCTAACACAGGAGGGTCAGCTATGCCTGCCAAGTCGAAGACGCCTAAAAAGCGTGCGCCGCGTAAGCCGCCAGCGCCGCGTGAGGATGGGGTGCCGAGCCAATTCCAACTGGCCGGCCATACCATCACCGTGGTCACGGTTCCAAAGAGCCGGTGGAAGTATAAGAACGCTGTAGCCTTGTGGATGCCAAACGAGTGCAGGATTGAGCTGCACGGCGGGCTGCACGGCAGCGCCCGTGTCCAAGCCTTTATGCACGAGGCCACCCATGCCGTGCTGGACGTGGCGGGCTACAGCAATACCCTTTCGATGGATGAGGAGTTGGTAGACAGGTTGGCGCACCTACTGCACCAGATGTTTACCACTATTGAATGAGACGGCACCTCATCATCCCCGACGTGCAAATCAAGCCGGGGAGTAGAACAGAGCATCTCAAGTGGGCGGGCGAGGCGATACTCGACTACAAGCCCGACATCATTGTGTGCCTCGGTGACTTCTGGGACTTGCCCAGCTTGTCCAGCCATTCAGCGCCCGGCAGCGCAGAGCTGGAGGGTGCGCGATACCAAGAAGATATAAAGGTTGGCAACGAATCCTTTAATAAGCTCGACTCTTATTTAAGGAAATCGCGCAGCAAGACGTGGCGGCCGCGCAAGGTGTTTCTTGAGGGTAATCACGAGAATCGTGCCAACCGTATCGCCACCAATGACCCGAAGTGGTCAGGGATTATCGGCTCACACAACTGCGAAACCTTGGACTGGGAAAGACACCGATTTCTCAAAATCGTGGAAATCGACGGCATCAAATATTGCCACTACTTTCCTAATCCATTTAGCGGCAAGCCCATCGGCGGCACTATCGTGTCGCGCTTGAATAACATTGGGGCGAGCTTTGTGCAGGGCCACCAGCAGGGCTTTCTCTATGCCAGCAAGCAATACCCCGACCACGTTAAGCATGGGCTAGTCGCTGGCCGCTTCTACCTTGACCACGAGGGCTACCGCCCCGACGACGTACAGCGTACCGAGTGGTCAGGCATCGTGGTGCTAAACGGTGTGCGCAAGGGGGACTATGACCTGATGCCGCTGCGCATGGACTACTTGAAGCGCAAGTACGGCTGACGCCTACGTTTGCGCGGCTTGTGCTTCACGAGCAGCACGCCCGTAATCAGGCCGCCCAGAAATCCAAAGGCCATCCAAGCCGCCTCAATCATCGGCCAAAACATCGGCCAAGACCTCTGAGGCAATCTGGCCGGTCGCCCCGCCCATTGCCTCAAAAAGCCTTAGCGTGTCCTCATAGCGTGTCAGCTTAGCGCGCAGTGCCATCTCATTGGCCGAGCTTTCCACCTGCCAGCGCAGCATGTCGTCACGCTCCTTGGTTAGGCGGTCAATCTGCTCAAGGTAAGCGCGGATTCGCTCTTGCTGCTCTAGAACATGCGTGCGCCACTCATGGCTGCTATGCGATTGGGCCAGCCATTCACGCAGCCAAGCGCCACTCAGTGATTCATTGTCGATTGTTGCTGTCATAAATAAACCGGCTGACGTAAGGGGGCCGGCACTCCCATTTTGTCCGCACGCCTCGGTCGGGGATTAGTTCAGCTCCTTTCGCTCATGCTTTTCAATTACGGTCTTGGCAAACTCCATTAGCCACTCGGGGTACACCGTCCACGATTCTTTGTGGATGGGCCGCAATGGCTTGGGGTCTTTGATATGTTCCGCAATACGGATCACTTCATCGCGGGTCATGAAAAAGCCACCATAAATATAGCCGCAACAAATAAGCCTATGCCTGTTCCAAAACAAATAAGCGCCGACCAAAACATAGCTTCGTGAATGATGTCATCGCGGGTCATAGCACCACCTTCATCAATACAAAACCAAGCACAAAAGACACTACACACAAGGCCGCATCTATCCATTCTTCGCGGGTCATAAATTATCCCAATCAATTTCGTCATCATCCTCGGCCCTCGCCACGATGTCCTCAGCAATGTACGCCGCCTTCATGCAGAACCATGCCGCCTTTTGAAAGTCTTGCTCGGTGGGCTGCCCCTCCTTTTTGCCAGCGCGGCTGAGGTACTTCAAGGCAGAGCCGCGACAGTAGGCCAGCGCACCCTCGTCGCCTAGCACCACTCGGATGTAATCGAACGCCTCAAACTTGAGGCCGTTAAATTCAAACTGGTAGTGCGCGGGGTTTATTGGATCAGCCATGTGAATACGCTCCATGCTACGCCCAAGAAAAAGCCAATCAGTGCGGCGAATATCGCCAGCCCTGCAAAGCCAGCGAGCAATGCTACGCCAGCAAATAGGGTTGTCTCCCAGAATTCCTTGTTCATGCTGCCCTCTTCTTGAGCTTCAATGAAAGGTCATACAGTGCGCGCATGTGCAGGAACGCAGGCCATGCGTCCTCATCCAGCGACGGATAAAAGTGATGCCCAAAGTCGCCTGAGTCTTTACTGAATCTCAGCAGGTGATACCCGCCATCAATGATGTTGCCCGTGCACTCTTCATATGCCTTGGCGTAGGCTGCGAGCTGGCAGAGCATTTCGCCATACACACCGGAGCTGGTCTTAAAGTCTCCCAGCACCAGCTTGCCGTTGAGCTTGCCAATGAAATCTAACGTGCCGCCGTATTGATGCGTTTCAGAAATAACCGGCACCTCAGTGTCAATGATGGTGAGCTGCGAGCCTTGGCACCAAAACTGGAACGCCGAGTAAGCCGACGCAGCCTGTGCGCGGAAACCAACCTTATCCACCACGGTGTCAGCGTCTAGCGCCTTCTCTAAGACTTGCATAGGGTCTTCACCCTTTACCCAAGACTCGCACATGCTATGCACGCATGTGCCGATAGCGAGGATGTCATTGTCATAGAGGCCAGATGGGGCAGGTTTACCCTGCCCCTCCAGCACGCCATGCTCGCGACCAGTGCGGTACGCCCACGCAATCAATGGGCCGGGGTCTTTGGCCTTGCCCAAGATTGTAGTGACAGAGGGCAACTTCTTGCCGTCTGCTGCCCTGTAGCCTTGGCGTTGTGTAGGCATTAGAACGTCACCCCTTCAAGGTCATCAGGCACAAAGCTCGTGTCCACCGGCTGGTTGAGCTTGGGCTTGCTCGGGCCATTCGGCCCAGACTTGGCCCAAGTGTCTACCGGGTTTGCGGCGGGCTTTGCGGCAGCGGGCTGGTCAACCACGCGGTTGGCAATCTTGTCTTGCACCCACGCTGGCAGCTTGTCGAACACTGCCGGGTCAGGCTCGTCGATTGAGTACCATAAAGCCTCGCCTTCCAGAGTCGGTGCCGGCATGCCCTTGGGCAGCGGCATGATGCTGGTCAAGTTGGCATAAGTGCGGTCGCCCTTGGTGCTGTGCGTGACGTTGATGAAGGCGGGTTTGCCCAACACGTTCACAAGGTCAAACTTTTTCAGCTCTTCCGGCGTGAACGCTCTGCCGCGCCAGCTCTGCAACAACTGTCGCAGCGTGGATTTTTCGTTGAGCGACAGGCCCAGCGTGCGGGAGATGACCGCCGGCAAGTCTTTAGTCTCGCCGTCTTTGGTTATCTCCACTCGTTCGCTTGGGATTTGGAAGCGCAGCAAGACGCTACGCTTGGCGGGGTATTGACTATTTGGCGAGGCTTGCACGCCTAAGTCCACGACCATATCGCACACGGCGGGATAGGCTCCAGCCTCTAGCACCTTCTTCTCGAAGTTGCCGCCGCCACCAGACTCACTTATAAAAATAGGCATCTTGATTTACTCCGTAAAGTTATAACAACGGTTCACCAAAACTCTCGTCCGCCGCGACTGCTGCGTACGTTTGGCGGGGGAACCTGCCGCCAAGAATAATCTTTGTACTCTCTCCATCTTTTGAGCCAACGCTTAATCATGTTGATCATTCTCCACCTTGTTGATTCGTTCGCCAATCCAGCGCATGACGGGTACGGCCATTGAGTTGCCGAGGGCTTTGTATCTTGGCCCATCAGGTGACTCTGGCTTGTTGCGCCACGGGATGTTGGTGTAGCCATCGGGGAAGCCTTGCAAGCGTTCGCACTCAACGGGGGTGAGGCGGCGCACTTGCATGGCGGGAGTCATCACGCTGCCTTCAAACCCACCACCTTCTGTGCGTGCCTTAAGCGTTCCAAAACCATCAAGGCGTGCGTTCTGTTCTTCATCTAATCCAATGGCCACCGGCTGCGCCACCACATTCTGCCCACGGTCAGCGCAAGGTGAGCTGTCGTGCCGGGCGGTGAGACTGCCCGCCACGTCGCCAAATTGGGTGATGGGTTGCGCCACCGCCGGCACTTGATTGCGTTGCAGCATCGCTGTTTCTTTGGGGTCAAGTCCTCTGGCATCGCCGCCTGACTGCCAATCAAAGACTACGGGCAAGGTTTCGGTTTCTGAGTCGTAACGCTTTCCAACGCCTGCTGTAAGGCACTTGGCAGTTTCTTGCCGCGCTTCTCTGCTCGGCGGAGTATCCCGCCGCACGCTTTCGGACTCAAAAAGAACCTTGGCGGGATGTCTCCAATCTCCAAGGTATCCGACAACGAACACACGACGGCGGCGCTGGGCCACTCCGAACCACTGAGCGTCCAAGACTCTGTACGCCCACCCATACCCCAACTCCCCCAGCGCCCCGAGGAAGGTTCCAAAATCCCGTCCTCCGTTGCTCGACAGGACGCCGGGGACGTTTTCCCAGACAATCCATCTAGGCCGCTGACGTTGAGCGATTGCAAGAAAGGTAAGCATGAGGTTTCCTCTAGGGTCGGCAAGCCCTCGTCTGAGTCCGGCCACTGAGAATGACTGGCATGGGGTTCCTCCCACGAGAAGGTCGATTGAATCAAGGTTCCACTCCTCAAATTGCGTCATGTCACCAAGGTTAGGTACATCAGGATAGTGATGCGCCAACACGGCTGACGGGAATTTCTCAATGTCACTGAAGGCCACGGGCTGCCAGCCCATGTGATGCCACGCTACGGTGGCGGCCTCAATGCCAGAGCAGACAGAGAGATACTTCACCAGTATCGCTCCACTGCCATACCAACGAGTGCGATGCCGGCGAGTACCCAACAAGCCTTGGCGAGCATCCACCATTCTTGCGGGGAGGCCGCTGCGGTAATTACATCCATTTGCGTGCCTCCTCTGGGCAGTAACGAGTCCAGAGCCGTGCCACCTCCTCAGCGTGGCCTGTCTCGCTCAACTCTCGGCAAGCCTTGACCAGTTGCGCCTCGGCGGCTGCGCCTTTGCCCCATGCGTTATAGTCGTCTGCGTAGCCGTAAAGCCAATCGTGGCGGCGCATCATTTGCTCTAGGGTTTCAAGCGTGATGGTTTCTTTGGTGGTTGTCATGGTTGTCCCCGAGGGAGGGGCGGCTTACGCCGCCACCCCGCGCTCTTCCATAAAATCACGGTAATCAATACCCTGACTGATGTATTCATCTGATCCGTAAGCAGGTCTAACCTCGTACCAATGATCGAAGTTGACCGAGCGACCAGCAGCAAGATGAGCTTCGACGCGAGCGACCAATTTACCGACTTTGGCTTGAGCCTCTGCGCGGTTGTCTTGATAGAACGGGCCTTCACCTAATTCGTCGTAACCCAAGTTAATCGCACCGCTAACCGCGAAGTTATGCCGCCAGCGGCGACCGCTTGAATTGGTGAGCTGGGCGAAATATCGCTCGGAGACATAAGGATGACCGTCATCTCGGCGGCCAGCTTCGTACAGGTCTGAAACCAGTTCCACTTCGTATCGCATTGTTTTCTCCTGTTTACCACTTTGTGGCGGCACCGCCGCCGGGTCTTTTATTCTCCACATCTGCAATAGAGTGTCAAGAACTTCTTGAAAAATAATTTCTACACAGGGCAAGGATGTCTTGATAGGATTTAAGGGTATGAACAACCACCGCATATCGCCGCAGAAGGCGGCCTTACTCCATGCTGTCTCGCAAGCCGGCGGGCAGGCAGAATTGGCTCGTAAACTCAAGGTAAAGCCGCAAGCCGTGCATCAGTGGCTTACCGCTGGCAGAGTGCCACCCCTGCGCGTGCTGGCCGTAGAGGCCGCCACAGGCGTTTCTAGGACGGCGCTTAGACCAGACTTGTATCCGGGGGATTGACCATGGCAACCAAATCAATAACCAGCGTGGACGACAACGGCCCGCTCATCACCTACACCGTTTTTACGGCAATTACGGCGAGGGACAAGACAGAGTATTCGGACGCACCGTGGACTGACCTTGTGCGCATGCTCGCCGACCCGCCGACGTATCTCGCCAAGCGGGACTGCCCGCTGTTATCGCTCTGCGAGTACGGTGACGCTACAGGCGAGGGTGGCGGCCTGCGCCACGCTAGTAACGTGCGGCGTGTCTACGGCATTGAGGTGGATTATGACGGCGAGGAGGTGAGCGTTGACGAGGGCGAGAAGCGGCTGCACGCGGCAGGACTGGCGGCGCTTATCTACACGTCAGCCTCGTACACCGACGGCGCACCAAGGTGGCGGGCGATCCTGCCACTGTCTGAGCCGGCGGCGCCGATTGATCGTGCCAAGTTCGTGGCGAGGGCTAACCGTGCGCTAGGCGGTATCGCCAGCCGGGAGTCGTTCACGCTGTCCCAGAGCTTCTACTTTGGCAAGGTGCGTGGTGCGAAGTACATCGTGCGGGAGACTCGCGGTCGCTGCATCGACCAAGCCGTAGACCTTGAGCCGCTATTTCACCAATCGCAAGGCACTGACCCAAAGAGCGGCCGCGACACTCGCAGCAATCAGCAGCTCATCGAAGCCTTTGGTCGTGGTGAGGGGCGGTATGAGGCGATGCTGAAGCTGTCCAGTCGGTGGGCGGCACGCGGCATGGAGTACGACGATGTGGTGGCGGCGCTTGAGGACTTGCTGGCCGGCAGTGGCAGCAGCTTGAACGCTGACGGCATCGACCTGCGCAGCCGTGTTAAGCCGATGGCAGCGAGTGCCGTGCGCAAGTTTGCGGGGACTGTGGTAGAGGCGCGCATTGGTGCGTCCGTGCCGGAGGTACCGGAGGACTTGCCGCCCTTTAATGTCAACGATTGGCTGGATGTGCCCGAGGCTCAGGGCATGGTTAGGGTGCGTGAGCCGGAGGTCACGCTAGGTGTGACACTTAGTGGCATAGTTGAGACGATGCCCGGCATGACGGGCGACACGCTCATCACCGCCAAGCGGTGGTCGCCAATTAAGCCTGCCGACATTCCGCCGCGTCAGTGGCTCTACGGCTTCCATTACATGCGGCGCATGGTAAGCATGACCGCAGGCGCGGGCGGCGGTGGTAAGTCAAGCATGGTGATGGTGGAGGCGGTCAGCATGTCAATCGGCCGCGACTTGCTGCGCGGCAAGTGGATGCTGCCTACGGGCAGGCTTGGTGTGTGGGTGCATAACGGTGAAGACCCAGAGGACGAGTTGCAGCGCAGGCTGGCCGCGATCTGCATGCATTATGGCGTGGATGCCGAGGAGGTTGCCGAGCGGTTCTACTTGACTAGTGGACGTGATACGCGGGTTATCGTGGCCGAGGAGATTGACGGGCAGGTGGTGCAGATACCGGGCGTGCGCGAGCAGCTCGTGCAGCAGATGCGTGAGCAAGAGATAAGCGTGCTCATTCTTGACCCGTTCATCAGCACCCATGCCGTGAACGAAAACAGCAACCCGGCCATGGAAAAGGTCATGTGGGAGTGGCGGGCGGTTGCCGAGCAGGCCAACTGTGCCATTGAGTTGGTGCATCACTTCCGCAAGGGCAACGGCAACGAGTCCACGGGCGATGACGTGCGCGGTGCCAGTGCCGTGGCAGGGGCGTGCCGCAGTGTGCGCATTGCTTCGCCGATGACAAAGGGCGAGGCCGAGCAGTACAGCGTCAACCCTGATGAACGGCGCAGACACTTCTGGTTGCAGAACCCCAAGGCCAACATGCGGCCGCCCAGCGATGAGCGGGTATGGCGCAGGCTGGAAAGCGTGGAGCTGGGCAACGCCACGGGCATCTATGAGGAGGGGGACAAGGTGGGCGTGGTCATCGACTGGTCGCCGCCTACTGCCGAGTCTGCCATCACGCCGGGGCAGAAGGCGGCCGTGCTGCGCGATATGGAGCAGGCCGCAGCCAAAGACCCGCTGGCCAATCGTATCGACCCGCGCTCAAGTCTCTGGGCAGGGCGGGTGCTGGCGCGGCATATGGAGTATGACCCGGACGATGCGCAGGCTAAGAACACCCTCAAGCGCATCCTAGAGAGTTGGGTGAGCGATGGCACGCTCAAGCGCGGTCAGGCGCGTGACCATGTTAAGGCGCGCTACTGCCCGGTCTTCTATGTCGCAGAATCGCAACAGGGCAAGGAAGCGGACGAGGAGACGCCCTTTTAATGCACCCCGACCTTCCCCAAACTTCCCCAAAATTCCCCAAACTTCCCCAAAGTGCTCCATGTAAGGGAAGCCGCCTTTTAAGGCTTCCCCCAACATGGTTTTACCTTAGGGGGTTTTGGATTGGGGAAAATGAAAATCAAGGACTTACAGATTCCCCAAAGTTTCCCCAAAGTGTGGGGAGGAGGCTTGATGCGCACCCCAAAAAACCCCAACAAGGTTTGGCCTACCAAGGCCAAGAAGATACCCGAGCTGGAACCCGCTAACCTTGAGACGGACTTAGCTAAGAGGTTAGCCCACTGCCACGGTGTTGAATGGGTCAGGGTTATGCGTACCCTGCAAAAGCGGTTTGATGCAAAGTTGATTTATCACGAGGACTCAAATGGAACGGTTGGAAAGAAACCAAGTTGGGCTGACTTGGATTGAGAATGGGCTGGATGACTTCTGGCTGTGGACGACGGCGTGCCGTAGGTACTCCATCAATCCCAGCACGGTGAACAAGGAGACGGTGTTCACGCTGGTCAGGCGAGATAGGCACAAGGCGCAGCCTCGTGTCATCGACCGATTACAAACGCTGGAGGCGGCTAAAGAGAGGGCTGAGGTACATGCGCGTTATGGCGAATAGATGCCCTGTATGCTTTGTGCCTAAGCGTGGCGGCAAGCGTTGCGGCTACCATGCCGAGCAACGTGCCAGAGGGATGAGTGACGATTACATCCGTGAGTCGGTAGCCAAGACGCTGGAACGCAATCAGGTCATCCAGATTGTCTGTGAGGCTGTCGATGATGCTCGGCTGAGTTCTAAGCCTGAGTCGAGGCAGCGGTCACGTCGCAAGCCTAAGCCGCGTGAGGTCTTGACCGTTCGTGGTTACCTGATACGAGAGTTGTGCAATGCTGTAGACCTTGGAAGGCAAACAGCGAGCTGGTAATGGGACTGAGACAACGGCAGAGAGGCGCTGAGACAGAGCGTGAGGTCTGCAAAATCATCACGGAAAAGACCGGGTGGCAAACTAATCGAATCTTGGGGCAGGCTAGAGACGGCGGCGCTGACGTGCGCCTTGGCCAGTTTCTGGTTGAGGTCAAGAGGCGGAAAGGCATAGCCGTCTACGAATGGCTTGAGCAGTGCCAGAAAGCCTGTGGCGAGAATGACAAGCCGGTTGTGATTGCAAGAGGCGACCACAAAGGGTTTATCGTGATTCAGCCGCTGGATGATTGGCTGGACATGGCCAAGAAAGAATTGCCGGAGCGGTAACGTGCGTTGTCCGAAATGCTCCAAGCCAAGCGAGGTCGTCAAGGTCTATCAGTTTGAGTGTGAGGCGAGGCGGCGACGGCAATGCACTCGCTGCGGCCATCGGTTTACGACGAGCGAGCGGCTCTGGCGGCGCGTCTACGCCGATGAGAAAAAGGCTGTGGTGCCTAAGACCAGAAAGACCCGAAACAAGCCCGAGCTGATTTACCGAACGCAATACAGCAACTTTGACGTGGTGTCCGTGACTGATTACGACATGGATGCCGAGGACGTATCAACCTATGTTCACTGGAAGGATGACTGATGCCGGGCACACCGATTAAGCGCGCCAAGCGAGAGAAAGCTCGGCAAATAATGGAAACTACCGACTTTTGGGAACAGCTCTGGGAGCATCTTGCTGAGGGCAACACGCTTAGGAGCTTTACGGGTGACGGCTCAACCGTGACTTACGGCCAGCTCTTGAAACGCATCCAGAGCGACCCTGAAATGAATGAGCGATATGAGACGGTGCGCAATGCTCGTGCCTTGGCTAACGCTGAGAGGATTGAGCAGCTTGCCGAGAAGGTTGAACTGGAACAGATTGACCCGAACGCTGCGAAGGTTTCGATTGGGGCAAGGCAATGGCTGGCCGAGCGAATGGACCCGAAGCGATGGGGCAATAAGATTCAGCAGGACGTGAAGATTACCGACACGACACAACTGCACCTTGAGGCAGTCCGTAACTTGATGCGAACGGTGAGCGTGCAGCAGCCCGAAAGGCTTACCAGCGACACATCGACGGACAGCGCCGCTGGCGCGCGCGGCACTACAGAACGCGAATGAGAATGAGAATCATTCGCATTTACAGCTCTGGTTTATGCACGGTTTTATGCAGGATTTTATGCACCGAATAAAACGCGAAATCGTAAGTGCTTGATGCGTAAGGAGTTATTGCGAGGACTGCGCATAATACCCATTATGTTAAATCGACCACTGTGCGGACAGGCTATCCGCAACCCGTTGATTTACCTCGGGTTTTGAGTAGATGCAAATGAGAATCATTCGCATTTGCAGTTGAGAATCATTTACACCCCCCCCGGCAGGTACCCCCACCGGGGGGCGGGCGCTGGCGTAACCCCACAGGCGCCGATTTTGGAGGTTTTTGCATGACCCTATGGCAAGGTACTATCTTGACCCTAAATCGCCCCAAAACGGCTCACAGGCCGTTATACGGCAATCTAGGCTAACCCCCCCCATACCACCCCATCACAAAACACGCCACAGCGCAAAAAAATTTTATGCCTCAAAACGTTTTCGCCGACTTCGTGACTCGCTACCACCAAGACCCTGTGCTATTTGTGCAGGAGGTGCTGGGCATTGACCCGCAGCCGTGGCAGGGTGAATTTCTTAAAGCCATCGCCCGTGGCGAACGCCGCATCAGCGTCAAGTCTGCTCACGGCGTGGGCAAATCCTCGGCCTGCTCGTGGGCCATGCTCTGGGTCATCCTGACGCATTACCCCAGCAAGCAGGTCTGTACCGCCCCGACCAGCTCGCAGTTGTTTGACGCCCTGTGGGCAGAGCTGCGCGCCAACATCACCAAGCTGCCTGACGCGCTGCAAACGCTGCTGGACGTGACCGCTGACCGCGTGGCATTGAAAGCAGCCCCCGACGAGTGTTTTATTTCTGCCCGTACCGCCCGCGCCGAAAAGCCGGAAGCCTTGCAGGGGGTGCACTCCACAGGCCGCGTGGTGCTATACGCCGACGAGGCATCGGGCGTGGACGAGCAAGTATTCGAGGCGGCCATTGGTTCAATGTCGGGCCACAGTGCCACGACCGTGTTGACCAGCAACCCGACCCGCACAAGCGGCTTCTTCTTCGAGACGCACAACCGCGCCAAGGATGAATGGTGGCGCATGACCATTGCCGCGCCAGATTGTCCGTTTGTGTCGCCAGACTATGTGCGCCAAGTGGCGATTCAGTATGGCGAGCACAGCAACGTGTACCGAGTGCGCGTCTTGGGGGAGTTTCCTTTAGCGGATGACGACACGCTGATACCGCTGGAGTTGGCGCAGATGGCCGTCAACCGCGACGTTATCCAAAACCCAGATGCGCCAATCCTGTGGGGCGTAGACGTTGCACGCTTTGGCACGGATAGCTCGGCCTTATGCAAGCGCCAGCAAAACGTGATACTAGAACCCATCAAGACATGGAAAAACCTAGACCTCATGTCCCTCACGGGCGCCATCCTGCACGAGTACGAATCGGCCGACTTTAAGCAACGCCCCGCCGAGATATTGGTGGACAGCATCGGCCTTGGTGCAGGCGTGGTGGATCGATTGCGCGAGATGAAACTACCCGTTCGCGGCATTAACGTGGGCGAGTCGCCTGCCGTAAAGGGCCAATACATGAACCTGCGTGCTGAGTTGTGGGGCAAGGCCAAGGCGTGGTTGGAGGCACGCGATTGCAAGCTGCCGCGTGATGAGCAATTGGTCAATGAACTGTCATCACCGCGCTATAGCTTCATGAGCAATGGTAAGCTCAAGCTAGAGTCCAAGGATGACATGAAGCGCCGAGGGTTAGCCTCGCCCGACCGCGCTGACGCCTTTGTGCTGACCTTTGCAAGCGAGGCTGCGACCGTGGGCGGCTCGTACACGCCGACGTGGAATAAGACGGTAAAGCGACAGATTCGAGGTGTGGTATGAAATGGCAAGACTTCTTTTTGACTGACCCCTACGAGGGGGCCAAGCTGGTACCGCTAGACCTACAGGGCTGGGCCTCCGATGACCCCATCCTTGAGGCGTGCATCAAGAACACGCAGCCCAAGCTGATTATCGAGGTCGGCTCATGGAAAGGGGCCTCTGCTATCCACATGGCAAAAGTTTGTAAGCGCCTCGGCCTAGACACCAAGATTTTGTGCGTCGATACATGGCTCGGCGGCGTCGAGACGTATCAAATGCACGACGGCATCAACCGCTGGATACACGAATCTTTGCGCCACCAAGCGGGCTATCCGCGCCTGCACGAAACCTTCATGTCAAACGTCATCCGCGAGGGCTTCAAGGATGTCATTCTGCCGCTACCGTTGCCCTCCACGGTAGCCGCAGAGGTTATCCGGCATCGTGGCATTGAGGCCGAGTTTATTTACATCGACGGTTCGCACGAGTATGACGACGTGGTGCTGGACTTGAAGGGTTATTGGAAGCTCACGAAAAACGGCGGCATCATGGGCGGCGATGATTATCTGTCATGGCCCGGCGTGACCCGCGCGGTAGACGAGTTTTTGCAGCAAGAGGGCCGCGCCTCGGTGCGCCGTGACCGTAAGTTTGCCATCTCCAAGGGGGCATCACTTGAGGGCGTGGTGTGAAGTATTACTGCATTACTTTGCGCGAAGTACCAGAGCGCACCGAGCACGCCAAGCGCGAGGCCGCCAAGGCCGGCATTGAGCTGGATTTTATATATGGCTTCTTTGGCAAGACGCTTGAGGTGGTGCCGCGCATCCCGATGCACACGGATTATTTTTTGAACCGTGGCGTGACCTGCATATTTTTGACGTGGCTCATGGCATGGCAGATGGCCTACCGCGACGGGCACGATGAGTTCATCATCTTTGAGGATGACTTATTTTTGCCCGAGGACTTCAAAGAGCGATTTGCCAAGATACGCGCCGACATCCCAGAATCGTGTGATATGGTGTTTTTGGGAAGCTGCTGCACAGAGGACAAGGCCAAGGTGCCGGTGGCGGGCGACTTGTACGACGTGCGTTATCCCATGTGCCTGCACGCTTTGTGGTTCAGGCGGCGCGCTGTGGAGGTGTTGCTAAAGCAGCAGCACCCTGCCAACACGCCGATTGACATTGTGCTGGAGTGGCATTGGCTGAAGCAGCTCAATGTATTGACGGTGCTGCCCGAGTTGGTCGGGCAGGGTAGTAACGGACGCGGCATTGAGTCTGCCGCGCACATGTGAGTAAAAATACTCACGACACTGAGCAAAAGGAAATTATGAATGTTAAAACCAAGCGACGTGCTGCTGTTTCAAAAGCGCTTAGACAAGAAAGTGCCGCAGAAATCAGCACAGCCGAAACCCGACAAGCCGCCCCCGCCGAAGAAGCCGCCGCCCGATTTGCCCCCGGCCGCCTGATTCTCTCGGAGGCACTGCCTGCCTCGCGCTTTGTGCGCCTTGAGGTGCCTTGCGGCGACTATCAGCCGTGCAACCCATCAATCGCCAAGGACGGCAAAGGAGGGCTGGCCTTCATTGTGCGCACGGTCAATTATCTGCTGGGCGACGAGGACGGCATCTGGTTCCGTGAGGAAGGCAAGCCCAACACGGTCAACTACTTTGGCACGCTGGATCAGAATTTGACCCAGACGGGCATCACCAAGATTGACGACGAGGAAATCCGCAAGACCCGCCCGCCTGCTCAGCATGGCCTAGAGGATGCGCGGCTCTTTTGGTGGGAGGATGATTGGTGGCTGCTTTGCACCTCACTGCACCACGGCGCAAAGGTGCGCGGCACGATGAGCTTGGGCCGCTTGCGCGATAACCGCGTCGGCCACTTTGAGTTTCTGCACAGCCCGCACGGCCAAGACATTGAGAAAAACTGGGCGGTGCGCGTGGACGGCAAACAGTTAACAGTGGTCTATCAGCACCACCCTGCCGAATCCTACGAGTTAGCCCCCGCCCGCCGCCGGTTACACATCGGACACTTCCAGCCCTTGGAGAAATGGTCAGGCGGCTCGCAGCTCATCCGCCACGGCGAGGGTTGGGTGTCGGTGGTGCATCAGCGGCGCAAGGATAGGAACCGCGTGTATTACGCTCACCGTTTGGTTAGGTATGACGACAATCTCGCCCCCACCCATGCGGGGCGTGAGTTTTACTTCCGTGGCAACCAAGTGGAATTTTGCGCAGGACTCGTGCAGCACGGCGATGACTTTGTGCTGTCATTCGGAGTCAAAGACCGTGAGGCGTGGCTGGTCAGGCTAGTCAGGGGAGAATTTGACGCCCTATTGGCCGCAGAATAATAGAATCCCCCTTTTCGGCACGGGTGGCGGTATCTCATGGAATATGGCAACGGCTCGCTGATTGAACAATCCGAGGCAGAGATGGGCTTGATTGAGCCTATGGACGATTCGGAGCTTGAGGCTTTGGTGGGCATGGAGCTGACCGATGCCGTCTCGTTCATTGACGCTGAGTTGTCGCCGGTTCGTGCACGCGCCATCCAATACTACCGTGGCGAGCCGTTTGGTAACGAGGAAGAGGGCCGCTCGCAGGTCGTCAGCACCGACGTGCGTGACACCATCAACGGCATCATGCCGTCCCTTATGCGGGTCTTCTTTGGCTCACGCTCGGTGGTGCAGTTTGTCCCTCGCTCCATCGAGGACATCCAGACGGCCGAGCAGGCGACCGATTACGTCAATTACATTTTCAACTCGGACAACAACGGCTTTCTCGTTTGTCACTCTGCCTTCAAGGATGCACTGCGCGGTGCGCTGGGTATCGTCAAGTATTACTGGGAGGAGAAGGTAGAGGTCAAAACCGAGATGTTTACGGGGCTGGATGAAAACGCCCTGACGGTTTTGTTGGATGAGCCAAACGTGGTGGGCAGTGCCATTGAGTCAATGGACGACCCCTCTTATCAGCCGCCCGTTGACCCGATGACAGGGCAGCCGATGGTTGACCCCATGACGGGGCTGCCGTTTCCGGTGCCGCAGATTTATAACGTGGAACTGAAGCGAGAATACCGCGACGGCCGCGTGAAGGTGTGCGCCGTACCGCCCGAGGAGTTCCTGATTGACCGCCGTGCCACCACGGTGGACGACGCCACCCTGATTGCCCATCGCCGCATGATGCGCGTCTCTGACCTCGTAGCCTTGGGCTATGACAAGGACGAGGTTGAGGAGCAGATGGGCGTCTATGAGCTAGACACGAATGACGAGTATCTAGCGCGCAACCCCTATGCCGAGAGCTACGGCCCCGGCGGCACTCAAGACGATAAGCGTGTGCTGTACGTTGAGGCGTACATGCGCATTGACTACGACAAAGACGGCATCTCTGAGCTGCGCAAGGTCTGCACGATTGGCCCATCGTACAAGGTGGTAATGAACGAGCCTTGCTCGCATCGCCCGTTTGCCACCTTCTGCCCAGACCCAGAGCCGCATGCCTTCATTGGCATGTCTATCTTTGACATGACCGCTGACCTGCAAAAAATCAAGTCAGCCATCATGCGCAACATGCTGGACTCGCTTTCCCTTGCCATCCACCCGCGTGTCGGTGTGGTCGAGGGGCAGGTCAATATGGATGACGTGCTGAACACGGAAGTGGGGGGCGTGATTAGACAGCGCGCACCCGGAATGGTTCAGCCGTTTTCGGTTCCGTTTGTCGGGCAGGCGGCCTTCCCGATGTTGTCCTACTTGGACGAGGTGCGTGAGACCCGCACCGGCATGTCCAAGGCATCGATGGGCCTTGACCCCGGCGCGTTACAGAGCACCACCCGTGCGGCGGTCGCTGCGACGGTAAGCGCGAGTCAGCAACATCTTGAGCTGATCGCCCGGATATTTGCAGAGACCGGGATGCGCACCCTGTTCAAGGGTATTCTCAAGTTGGTCGTTGAAAATCAAGATCGCCCACGGGTGGTGCGCCTCCGTAATCAGTGGGTGCCGATTGACCCACGCTCGTGGCACAGTGAGATGGACGTTGAGATTAACGTCGCGCTTGGCTCGGGCACGGAAGAGCAGAAGATGGCAATGCTGTCGAGCATTGCGCAGAAGCAAGAAAGCATCTTGCAGATGATGGGGCCGCAGAATCCTCTGGTCACGCCGCAGCAGTATCGCAACACGCTGGCACGGCTCACTGAGGTATCGGGCTTTAAGAATCCAGATGAGTTCTTCTTGAATCCGTCCATGCAGCCGCCGATGCCACCGCCGCAGCCACCGCCTGACCCAACCGCGATGTTGGCGCAGGTGGAGATGCAGAAGATTCAGGCTGACATCCAGAACAAGCAGGCGGAGCTTGAGCTGAAGCGCCAGCAGACGCTCTTGCAGGATGACCGCGACCGTGACAAGCAGGAAGCGGAAATCATGCTGAAGGCGTATGAGATTCAGTTGAAGTACGGCTCACAAATCGACATGAGCGAAATCAAGGCGATGATGGATGCGCCACGCTCGGCCAGCCCTAGCGTGCAGAATCCGCCCATGCCTGAGATTGTGCCGTTCCAGCCGCAGCCGCCTTTGGCCCCACAGCCTGATATGGGCATGATGCCGCCTGACATGGGGATGGCCCCGCCTGTAGCGCCTGACGCCACAATGCAGCCGCCCATGAACCCACCGCCAGTGGTGTGATGCGATGCGAGAGCTTATTGTCCCTGCGCCGCCAAATCCGAATTTGGCCCCGCAGCAATACTATCCTCATTATCACAACCAGCTTAATAACCAGCTCAAGCTGTATCTCAACACGTTAAGTGCCAACCAGCTTGAGATTGTCAAATTTATCAATAGCCTGACTAACTTGAACCTACTCAGCAAAACAAACTTTGACGCTTTTGGACGGTTGCGCACGTCGCAGCCGTTCACCTTGTTTGATTCACAGAATCGATATGGCAAGGACGCACAGTTTGACGAGTCCACGAGTGGCTCAGGCTCGGCTACGCATTTGGCGAACGAATCCTCAGTCAAGCTAGAGGTGACATCAGTCTCGGGCGATGAGGTCATTCGGCAGAGCAAGCGCGTGTTTCCGTACCAGCCCGGCAAGTCTTTGCTCGTGCTGGCAACATTTGCGATGGCGGAGGGGGAGGAAGACTTACGCCAGCGGGTGGGGTACTTTAACGCCAACAACGGTGTTTTCTTAGAGCAAGACGACGATGAGCTGGCGTTTGTTGTGCGTACTTACACAAGCGGCTCGCCAAGCGATGCGCGCAAGGTGACGCAGGCCAACTGGAATGGTGACAAGCTAGACGGTTCTGGCGCGAGCGGCATCACGCTAGACGAGACTAAGACGCAAATCTTGTTTATGGATTTTGAGTGGCTTGGTGTTGGCTCTGTGCGTTGTGGATTTATTATTGATGGGCAGTACATTGTGGCGCACACATTCCACAATGCTAACTCTCTGTCCTCGGTGTACATGCAGACGGCCATCTTGCCGGTGCGGTATGAGATAACGACCAAGGGCGCTATCTCTGGCACCAAGAGCATGAAGCAAATTTGCTCTTCTGTGATGAGCGAGGGGGGTTACGAGCAGAGGTCAGCGTTGGAGTGGGCGAGAGAAACCTCGGCCACGACTGGCATTGGAACGTCTTTTATTCCGTTGGTGTCTATCCGCTTGAAGTCAACTAACCTTGGCGCGGTGGTCATTCCAAACGGGTTTTCTTTTATGCCCACCTCGGCCTCGGATTACTTTGAGGTGGCGCTAATCAAAAACCCCACGCTGACCTCGGCCTCGTTTACAAGTTTGTCCAACAACGTGGAATTTGATACTGCCGCCACCGCATTGTCAGGCGGCACGATTGTCAAGTCTGATTTTGTGTCGTCCGGTGTGCTGGCGTCGACTCCGTTAAACGAGCCAAGCTCGTACAACTTTGATTCGCAGCTCGGCGTCACGATTGGCGGCACGAGCGATATATACACCTTGGCCGCACGAGTCATCACCGGCACAGGGGACGGCATTGGGGCACTTTCTTTTTGGGATTTGACTGACCCGTAAGGGTGAGGGTAGAGCAATGGCAAACGCATTTTCTGGCAGCCGACAAGCAATGTATTCACCTTACTCCCAGATTGGGACTGACCCATTTGGCTACAGCGCCGGCGGCACCTTTATGGGTGGCGGAATGGGTGGCTTTGGGGGTGGTTTTGGGATGCCGAGCTACGGCATGCCGAGTTACGGCGGCGGCTTTGGAATGGGCGGCATGCCGAGCTTTACTAACCCCTTCAGCGGCGGTGGCTTTGGATTTGGTAGCGGCATTGGCGGCTTTGGCGGTGGCGGCTACGGCACGAGCTTTGGCGGCATGAACATGGGCGGCGGTTCGCAGGGCTATCAATTTCCCGTGCCACCGCAGCCGAGCGTCAATGACCTATTCGGCCAGTACATGATGAACCAATACTATAGTGGCGGTGCCTTTAATCCGTACCAGACGCCGGGCTTTGGCTACGGCGGTGGTGGTGGATTCTTTGGCGGTGGCTTTGGCTCGCTTCCGCCAACGCCGGGCGGCAATGACGTCAGGTATCCTCGCGGCCCCGCCTTGCCTGAGCCGGTAATGGTGCCGGGAGGCGGCTTGCCCCAAGACCCCTTTGCGACTCGCTCGCAAATCCCATCAAACCCGGCACCTAGCTTGGATTTGATGGGGCCACCAACCATCTCGCAACAGCAGTTGCGGCAGCTCACAGAATCACTCGGCAACCTAAGATTTTGAGGTGAATCATGCGCGGACTCTATTCAAATATTCATGCTAAACGCGAACGCATCAAAGCCGGCAGCGGCGAGAAGATGCGCAAGCCCGGCACTAAGGGGGCGCCTACGGCATCAGCCTTTAAGGCAGCCGCCAAGACAGCGAAAAAGCGCAAATGAAATGCCCTGACGCTACTCAAGACATCAAGCTGAATCTTAAAAAGCGCAACTGGGCTTTTAAGAATGTTGGCTATGGCCCTGCGAATCCAGAAGAGCCAAACGATGAGTTTTGGCAGGAGCGTGCCGATGAGTGGCAGACCGACGTAGACCAAGCGCGCACGATGCGCTGCGGTAACTGCGCGGCCTTCATCCAAACGCCTGAGATGATTCAGTGCATCGTGAGTGGCATTGAACCCGAGGAGGCCGAGCAAGACTTGACCGAGGAGGTCATTGACGCCGCTGACTTGGGTTATTGCGAGCTGTTCCATTTTAAGTGCGCGGCGGGGCGTACCTGCTCGGCTTGGCTATCGGGTGGCCCGATTACCAAGAGCATGACCAATAAGCAAAAGGACATGCTGGCGATGGCGCGCACCGAGTACGAGATGGACGATGATGACGAGGATGAATACTCGTGAAAACGCCGGCATGGCAGCGGGCTGAGGGACAGTCAAAATCCGGCGGATTAAATGCCAAGGGCCGTGCCAGCTACAAGGCCGAGACGGGTGGCACGCTCAAGCCGCCAGTGAAAGGTGTGCCGAAATCTCCGCAAGAAATGCGGAGAAAAGGATCGTTTTTGACGCGCATGGGGTCGATGCCGGGGCTGTTGTTTGACGATGATGGCGATAAGACACGGCTCAAGTTAAGCCTTGAGGCGTGGGGGCATCGTGGGGACAAGGCGAGCGCCGTTGCCAAGGGGCGGCGGCTCTTGGAGCAATATAGGAAGCGCAAAGATGGCTGAGAGGCGACTGCCTAGAGGTTTGCTTGACCCAGAGTCTCAGGCGATTGCCGAGGCTTATGAGGCAATTCCGTCTGTACGGCGGCAAACCCGTGGGCTGTTATCTTTAGAGCCGCAAGAAGACCAGAGCATGATGCAGACCGCTATTGAGGCGGCGCTTGGGTTTATCCCCGGCGTGGGACAATTGCTTGCTGGACGTGACATCGAACGCGCACGCCGTGCCGGCGACCCTGCTGCGGCTGCGATGGCGGCCACGGAGTTTTTGCCGTTTGGTAGGTTGGCGGGGATGATGCGCCGCCCCGGCCCCATCATGTCAGAGATTGATGTGTACCACGGCAGCCCGCACCGCTTTGAGGAATTTGACGCAAGCAAGATTGGCACGGGCGAAGGCGCACAGGCGTATGGGCATGGCATCTACTTTGCGGAAAACCCCGATGTTGCACGCACATATCGTCAAATACCCGAATTTGATGATTCGGGCTTGGGCGGTTACGTCATGCCGCGAGCCGCATCAGACGAAATACTCGCTTTATACAACGATGCTCAAAAACTTAACGACGCAAATTGGGAAAGCGGCTTAGGTGAGGCGTCGATAAAGGTCTACAACGAAATACTGCATGGCGAATACGGCCCGCAACAGCTAAAAAAGAAGGTTGAGCAATGGTATTGGGATGACCCAACGAAATTAGCCGAAGCGCAAGACGCAGTGAGAAAGGCTGCAAAAGTCGAAAGCCGTTACAAAGGCAACCTTTACAAAGCCGACCTCCCCGACGAAATGGTAGATCGGATGCTGGATTGGGATAAGCCGTTGAGTGAGCAACGCGAACTCGCAACTCCAATTTTAAAAGAACTGGGATATTTGCGTCCTAATGACAACGGCCCACGGCAATTCGCGCAAGCCGTAAAAGCATTAAACATGGAACACGGTGGATTTGGAGAAAGCGGCGCAAATGGAATGGTGTTATTTAAGGCGATTTATAAAGGACTTGAGCAAGGGAATCCAAAAGCCATTGATTTTGCAAAACGAATGAATCTTGGCGAGCAAGCTATGTTTATGGAAGCCTCTCCATTAGCGTCAGAGGTTATGAAACGCATGGGCATCCCCGGCATCAAGTACCTTGACGCAGGCAGCCGAGGCCAAGGCGGTAGCGGCACCCGCAACTTTGTGGTGTTTCCGGGCGAAGAAAAGAAAGTCAAAATCTTAAAGAGAGAGTGACATGTCTAATGCTTTAGGCGACTTTGCAAAGCGTGAATGGCTTGGTTTGACCCACGAAGAGTTTAACGATTGTCTTGTTGAGGGCGACCCATGCGAGGCATTAGCAGAACCAGAAGCGTGGGAAGTGATGCGCCAAGTTGAAGCCAAGCTACGAGAAAAGAACGCATAACCCGAAAGAGAGAGTGACATGCCAAGCAAATCAAACAAACAAGCACGCTTCATGGCAATGCTTGCGAACAACCCAGAGATGGCGCGTGAGGAAGGCGTCCCCATGAAGGTTGCCAAGGATTACGTCAAGGCCGACAAAAAGTCAGGCCGCTTGAAGAAAGCCATGCGCGGCGTGAAGCGCGGCCTCTTGGCATGAGCGAAAGCAACCCGTATTTAATTGCTCAGCGCGCCAATGAGGCCAAGGAGCTGCTAGAGAATCCGTTATTGGAAGAAGCCTTTGCGCAGATGGAGGCGGCGTATCTTGCCGACTGGCGCAGCAGCGGGCTTGCCGACCTTGAGGAGCGTGAGCGGGTATGGCTCGCCATCAAGGTCTTGGAGGAGGTCAGGCGCCACCTGCGGGTGGTCGTTGAGAATGGCGTCATCGCCAAGCGCGATATTGACCGCATTGCGGGTCGCCGCTAACGGCTTGAATCCTTCAAAATAAAAGAATGGAAACAACCGGCACGGGTACACCCCCCGGATCATATACATCCCCGCAAGACGCTTTTGAGCAAATGCTCGCCGCCGAAGAAGGCGAAAACGAGCCGCAAGAAAGCCAAGCCGAGGGAGAGGGTGAGGAGATTGATTTTGGTCTTGACGGCGAGTCGGATCAAGATGCAGTCGAGGACACCGACAGCGATGAGGTGGCTGAAGAAGCGCCCCAGCAGTCCCAGACTTTCCGCGTCAAGGTTGACGGGGAAGAGGTCGAGGTGCCGCTGGATGAGCTACTGAAGGGCTACTCACGCACCGCAGACTATACGCGCAAAACGCAAGCGATTGCACAGGCTCGTAAAGAGACCGAGGCAGAGCTGGCTCAAGCGCGGGAAGAGCGGCAACGATATGCGGCCACGCTGCAAGTGCTGAGTCAGCAGTTGCAGGCGATGCAGCCGCCAGAAATCGACTGGGACAGGCTCTACCAAGAGAATCCCACCGAGTGGGTGCGGCAGCGAGAGCTGGCACGAACGCGGCAAGAGCAGATGATGTGGGTACAGTCCCAGCAGCAAGCCTTGCAGCAGCGCCAGCAGGTTGAGGAGCAAGAGCAGCAAGCTCGCACTCTGGAAACAGAGCGTGAGAAATTGTTGGATGCGTTGCCTGATTGGCGTGACAGCGATAAAGCACGCGCCGAGAAGGCTAAGATTGTCGAATATGCCACAGGGAAACTGGGCTTCAGCGCCGAGGAAATCTCTGACATATACGACGCTCGCGCGGTCGTCGCGTTGCGCAAGGCATGGCTCTACGATGAGCTGATGTCAAAGCGTGACAAGATGCGGCCCACCATCCAGCAGAAGGCCAAGCCCATGAAGGGTGGCACGGCTGGTACGCCTCAATCGACCAAGGTACGCACGTCAAAGGACGCTCTTTCAAGACTCGCCAAGTCCGGCAGCACGCGAGATGCGGCTGCTGTTTTTGAGCAATTCATTGATTGAGGTAATTTAAAATGTCCCAGACTAGTAACACTTTTGATACCTTCAATGCGAAGGGTATTCGTGAGTCTCTTTCAAATGTGATCTACAACATATCACCGGAAGAAACTCCATTTATGAGCAACATTGGCCGTGAAAACGTCAAGAACACTTATTTTGAGTGGCAGACCGATTCTTTGGCCGCAGCCTCCACGACCAACGCGCAAATCGAAGGCGACGACGTGTCGGCCTACGACAGCACCGCTGCGACCGCCCGCATCGGCAATTACACGCAGGTCAGCCGCAAAACGCTCATCCTCTCCGGCACGCTGGAGTCGGTGGACAAGGCGGGTCGTCGCTCTGAGTTGGCCTATCAGCTTGCCAAGCGTTCGGCTGAGTTAAAGCGCGACATGGAGAGCATCATGCTCACGAACCAAGCGGCTGCCGCTGGTTCGGCTGGTGTTTCTACTGCGTTGCGCAAGACGGGTTCGCTCTTGGCCTTCTTGAAGACCAACACGAACAAAGGCACGAGCGGTGCTGACCCGTCTTACACCACCTCGCCCAACGCGACCCGCACGGACGCTTTGGCCGCCGACCAGCGCACCTTCACGGAAGTCATCCTCAAGGATGTCATCCAGCAGGTGTGGACTGAGGGTGGCACGCCAAAGATTTTGATGGTTGGCCCCGTCAACAAGCAGCGCGTCTCTGGGTTCGCTGGTATTGCCGAAGTGCGGC